TTCAGTCTCGCCAGATTCTGCTAGCTGTGGAATTTCATCCATGATATGCGAATTTGTTCTAACACTAATATATTCTTTATATATGTCAGCAAACACAAATCCTCTAGCAACTTCTTCTGGTATAACGATTGCACCAAGTTTGTTTAATTCAACTCTCATATCGTTGTACTCGTCAGCTATTCTGCCATAATTATAATTTAAGTACATTCCGACTACATGTATGTAACCTGGAACATTTCCTTGAACTTTAAAAAGTATATGTGTCATTATAATAATTTTTCTGTTTCTATTTTATTTGGTTCTGTTAATTTCAATTGATTCTTTAATGACTCCTCAATTGAGAAATTATTTGTTGTGGCTTCAGCCATTAATTGATTAATGTTTTTATCAATTGAAATTGTGTACGCTGAAGCTAATGTTAATACTTGTTTTTGTTGTTCTGGATTCATCATAAGGATTGAATCCAAATTACCAGTTCCAATTCTACCATATGAAATCATATCCAACATGGCTTGTTTTGCCATACGAACTGTCCAGTATTCGTGTTCGTATTTTTCTTCCAATTCTGGATTACCAAAAACATCAATTAATCTTGTACCATCAGGTAAAATAGCGTCTTCTGTTTCTAAAAATTCTTTAATTAAATCAATAAACCCCTGTCTTTCTCTATATGCATCTCTAAGATTTCTCTTAAATTTTCTTAGATCTACGTGTTTATCTGCAATGGTTAGATCAACCATTTCTTTTCTTTTAGGGTCTGTAATAAATTCTTTACTTTCTTCATCCATTTGAATTTCAAGTTCTGCTTTTCTAACCGTGTATTCAAGATGTTCTACCGCGTCTTCTCTACCTCTTAACTCCAATAACCATTGTTTTAATTTCGCATATGGTGTTATTTGTGCACCACCAACGAAATTGTACGCTTTGTATTTTGGTAGAGCAAAAGACATGTTTTCAGATATTTGCATTAATTTTTCATCAAAAGGATTATTGATGAAGTTAGATCTGTCATATTTGTAACCTTGTTCCATATTTGTTTTTTTATTTAATATACTCAAAATTTTTCATAATGTCAACTATTATCTCCATCCACAATGCCCAGATGATGTTCCATTATTAACCCTAGGTGCTAAGCCAGTAACGGCGTTTGAACCAGTATCTGTTGCATAAACAAATTGCCAACTACTGTTATTTTGACCCGTACCATCATAGTTCCCTAGCATATATTGCCAATCTTGTCCCATAGCAAAGTTTTCTTCCCCACAATTTGGGTGTGGTTTTGCTACGTTGCCAATGTTTGTATCTGTGGCGTTACTCCATCTTCTTAAATTGTAGCCACCATTATAGGATCCTTCGTTACCACAGTAACCTTTACCCACTTTAGAGCTGATTCCCTTTTGTTGAGCGTGTGCTGACCAGTGAGTAGAAGAACTTGGTGTTTCATTTGAAAAGTTAAATTTAATACCGGCACTTGACGTCCAAGCATAACCAAAACTTTCGTCAAAAAACGCACCGCCTCCGTCAGAACCATTAATAGATGTTACACCAAATCCACTCACATAACTTTCATTTGATAAATTAAATTTTTCAATTGAAGTAGATCCGCCTGAAATTAAATAAGCAAACTCACTTTCTTTTTGCATGGTAGCAACATCACTTCTAGCTATTCCAGTATTAAACTTTGTTTGATGCGCATAGTTTGTGTCATTAAACATATTGATGGCTGATGTCCTAGTTCCATGAATAGAATCTGGCCCTTTCCACGCCCCGTCATCATTTACTGACCAAATAAATAATATTGTTTTATTACATGCGCCAGATGTATAAGAAACTGGATAATCCAACAACTCACCAATGTGTGTTGTTTGACTCGTTGAGTTTGTTGTTTTATGAACGTTTCTCCATGGTGACGCGTCTTTATAACCTCCAGCCAAATATGTATATGCTAAAATTTGTCTATATTTAAACGCAATTGGCACAGGTTCTTGCGCCGCAATTCTTTCCCATCCATTATCAATATTTGATACACCGGTATATAACATTAAAAAGCTACCGCTTGTGGATTCTTCTAAGTATAATGATCCCGATAATGGTGACCCCGGTCTATTTGCTCTAGTTCCTCTAGGTGGTCTATTGATAACTCTATCTGATGTTAAACTACCACTAACTTCTAAATTCTCGTATATCATAATTTAATTATTTTTATGCTCTCCAACCACAATGTCCGGATGATGTCCCCGCATTTACGCCAGGGGCTAGACCGCTTACGCTGGTCGTCCCGGTGTCCGTTGAGTAATAAAATTTCCAACTTGTATTATTTTGAGCACCATCATAATTACCCAACATATATTGGTGATCTTGTCCCATTGTAAAATTTTCTTCGCCGCAGTTTGGATGTGGTTTTGCTACGTTACCGAGATTGGTGTCGTTCGCGTTGCTCCATCGTCTAAGATTGTAACCGCCGCTATAAGACCCCTCATTTCCGGCGTAACCTTTTCCAACTTTAGAACTTATTCCCTTCTGTTGTGAATGTGCCCCCCACATTCCAGATGATGTAAATGTTTCTGTGGCAAAACTCATTTTAATTCCTTCACTAGATGTCCAACCGTATCCAAAATTTTCATCAGAAAATGCTGAACCACCATCACCACCATTTATTGTTGATAAATTAAAACCAGTTGCAATTGTCTCTGTACTTAGGTCAAATTTTTCAACAGTGGAGCTACCGCCTGTAAATAGATATGCAATTTCAGTTTCTTTGTGCATAGTTCCAACATCGCTTCTAGCTGTTGTTATGTTAAACTTAGAATTATGTGCATACTTGGTATCGTTTGCCATATTAATTGCAGATGTTCTCACACCATTAACATCACTTGGCCCCTTAAAAGCGTTGTCTTCATTGACAGACCAAACAAAAAAAATATATTTACTACAAGCTCCAGATGTATATGACGCAGGATAATCTAAAAGTTCACCAATATGTGTTGTCTGATCGGTTGCATTAATTGTTTTGTGAACATTTTTCCAAGGAGAAGAGTTTTTATAACCTCCAGCAAGGAAAGATGTACTAATTATCTGTCTGAATTTAAAACTAACATTGGCATTTACTTGGGATGATACTCTAACCCAACCACTATCGTTATTACTTACACCAACATAAACCATTAAAAAGCTACCACTAGCAGCTTGTTCTAAATATAAAGAACCCGTTTGTGGACTACCTGGTCTATTGGCTCTTGTTCCTATTGGTGGTTTTGTTACCCCTTGTCCTTTTAAAGACCCACTTATTTCTATATTTTCGTGTAGCATATCTTATAAATACAATTTTTATGTTCTCCAACCACAATGCCCAGATGATGTTCCCCCATTAACTCCCGGAGCTAAACCAGATGGGTTAACAGTTCCTGTGTCCGTTGTATAACTGAATTTCCAACTTGTGTTATTTTGTAAACCATCATAATTTCCTAGCATATATTGGTGATCTTGTCCCAGAGTAAAATTTTCTTCCCCACAATTTCCATGTGGTTTTGCTACGTTACCGATGTTTGTTTCAGTAAACACGTTCCATCTTCTTAAATTATAACCACCGTTGTATGTTCCCTCGTTACCCGCATACCCTTTACCAACTTTAGAGCTAATACCTTTTTGTTGACCACTAGCTCCCCATTGTTGATTATTTGTAAACGTATCATTGGCAAAAAATAATTTATTCCCGCTCTCCGATCCATAACCATAACCATAATTTTCGTCAGAGAATCCGGAACAACCTAATGAACTTGTAATTGATGTTGTTGTTGTAATATATGGAGCACCTGCTTGATAGTATACACTATACATTGTTTCATTTGTCAAATTGAATTTCTCAACGGTAGCAACCCCGCCACCGAAAACCCAAGCGAACTCTGTTTCTTGAAACAATGTTCCTAAGTCATCTCTTGCATTTGCTAAATCCCATTTTGATTGGTGAGCATATGCTGTTTCATTAACCATGTGAACACCCGTTGTCCATGTGGAATGTATTTGTGTCGCCGATTTCCATACACCATCCGTGTTTGTTGACCAAACAAATAATATAGATTTACTACATGCACCTGATGTATAAGATGCTGGATAATCCATCAATTCACCTAAGTGAACAGTTTGATCCGTGGCATTGGTTGTTCTATGGACATTTTTCCAGGGAGACGAATCTTTATAACCACCCGCCAAGTATGAATAATTAATAACTTGTCTATATTTGAAACCAGTTCTATCTGTATCTTGCGAACCAACCGGTTCCCATCCATCATCATAATTTGAAGATGCGGTATATGTTAAAACAAAACTACCACTAGACGATTCTTCTAAATATAATGAACCAATATCTGGCCCAGAAGGTCTATTTGCTCTAGGCCCTCTAGGTATAATATATTGCCCACTTACATTTAATGATCCACTTACTTCTACGTTTTCTCTTAACATAATCTAATATAATGATTTTATCCTGTAACTACAAGTCTTCCTGATCTAGAAGAAGCAAAAGTTACTATTACTTGTGTTGATGATATTCTTATATTAGAAGGGAAGAACATATCTCCATTGGTATCGAATACTTGCGCCGTTACGTTTGCTGTACCTAAGTTATGAGTAAATGTTAAACTCGTAACACTTGAGAATGTTGTTGCACTACTTAATGCAACTCTCTTCCAACCGGCCCAAGTACCATTATTCTTACCTCTAACATACATGATACCGGTTCTATAGTCACCATATATTTGATGTTGCCAACTTGAACTATATATTTGTGAGTACAATGCACCGTCTGTCGAGTTTCCTGTTAGGTTTGTGCTACTACCATCAACATCTGTAACATATGTTAAACCGTTTGAATCTAATGTATTAGCCGCTACGCCACTTGTGTTTGTATTTCTAAAACCAATACTATCGATTTGATCAGCAGTTGTTGCGCTGGCAACTGTTCCACTTATTTTAGACCCAGCCAAAGATGTAATCCAAGATGGATCAGAATATGAACCATTTGTATAAACACCGTTTGTTACTGTTGAGGCATTGCCAGCACTATCCGCATAACCAGCATATATTTTTCTCCAGGAACTAAATGAATTATTTTCATTGTATCTCACTGAAAAATATGGGGTAGAACTATTTCTATCAACAGCAAACATTGCACCATATGATCCAGCACCTGTTGCTGGGTAATCATTTCCAAGACCAATATACCAAGAATAATATTGTGATGCTCCAGTGCCTGGTCCATTCGTAGATCCTTGTACAAATCTAAAACCAAACCCATACGATGGGGTACTAGCATCAAAAGACGATCTAGTGGTGTGAGCATCACCCATATTGTTAAAAAACTGTATTGCAGTTAAGTTAGAAACTGTTGCTGCGTTACCATCAATTGAAACACCCGTTAGTGTTTGAGAAGCGCTTGCTCTACCTAATGATATTGATGTTGTACCAATGTTAAATGAAGAATTAGCTAAATAAGCATTTCCAATCGCACTACCATTCCAAGTACCACTAGTAATTGTACCAACGGTTGCTAAGTTAGCTAACGACGTTAAACTCGTATTTGAACTTGCAGTAATATTAGCTGCGGTTCCAGTTGTATTCTGATTGAATGTTGGTACTGATGCTGTTACTGTTGTGCTATCAGCTAAAGTAATTGTTACTGTTGAACTAGTAAAACCTAATGTTGAAATTCTCTTGTTATATGCTGTATTCCAATTAGATGCGGAACTAATATATGAATCACCAATTGCTGTACCATTCCATGTACCAGATGAAATGGTTCCACTTGAAATAGTTAAACCATTTATTGTACCAGGAAAAGATGTGTTACCACTACCATCTAATAAAGTCGCTGTTCTAGCTATTGTTGAAAACACACCATTATACTGTCTAACATATATTGGTTCCGTTCCATCATCGGATGTTGCAATTTCAATCCACCCAGTATTATAACCATCCGATCCTCCTCGAACACGAACGTAGTCGTCTGAACCAACATTTGCATATAAGAAATTTTCTGCGGCGCCAGAAGTAATTGTTTTAGTTACGGTCCCATCAATAGATACACCACTTAAAGTTTGTGCAGATGATGCTCTACCTAATGATATTGATGTTGTACCAACAAAGAATGATGAGTTGGTTAATTGTGAATTACCAATACCTGTAATTTGGCTAGAACCAGATACCGTTCCTGATGGTAATAACGAAACAACTTGTGCTGAACCAGACACAACCCCAGATGGTAATTGAGCAGATCCTGACCAAATTCCAGTACCAGATAATACTTGCGAAGAACCTGAAACTAATCCGGATGGTATGCTACTAATACTTAAGAAAGTAATTTGTGATGAACCCGAAACCAACGTTGGTTTGTCGGTAATTCCGTTAAAAGATATTTGTGCAGAACCCGATACAACCGATATTCCATTAAAGAATGCGCCAGAGTGTATTGTTGTTCCAGCCAATACCTGTGAAGAACCAGACACAACACCACTTGGAAGTTGAGCAGAACCTGACCAAATTCCAGTACCAGATAAAACCTGAGAAGAACCAGATATTACACCGTCTGAGTTTAATTTATTTTTTATTGTTGTGTTAATAGAGGATGTGAAAGAATTCAACGAACCAGTACTTGTTTCAACATTATTGATTCTTGTTACTTGTGTGTTAAATTCCGTTTCTCTAACAATTCTTTGTTCTGAACCTAATTGGCCAGCAATCCAATAATCATTTGTTGCGTCCCATAATAATGAACCAGAAACCTGGTTTGGTGCTGTTGTGTCTTTAACTCTTAAACCCGCAAGTGTTGCCCCCGTTCCATTTAAGTTAATTAAATTGTTATCAACATCAAGAGTTGTTGTATTAACATTTGTTGTTGTTCCTTTAACCAATAAGTTACCCTTAACAGTTAAATTAGAACCGGTTAATTCTATTGCCGTTAATAACGATGATGTAAATGTATTTAAACTACCAGTAGATATTTCTATTGCCGTTACATTTGGGCTAGATATATTACCAGTAGAAATAAATGTACCGGTTACTTCGGTATTTGAATTAATTGAAACTTTTGTTCCCGTATCTGTAATATTACTGTCTCTTAAATGCTCAATACCACTACCTTTGGGTACACGATTCTGTGTTAAATATGATTCGCCGCCTAGGTTATTAAAGGTTTCGGGCCCCATTAATAAAACAGACGATGTAATTGTGCCTTGGTTTTGATGAACAAACACCCACTGATCGTTTGTTGAATCGAATAACATAGAGCCAGATACTTGTGGAGAAGATCCACTGTCAATAACCGCCAATCCACCAAATCTAATACTTGGGTTTTGTGCGTTTACTGTAATAATATTATCTGCAATATTAACAATAGAGGAGCTAATATGTTGAATCGATGAAGATCCGGCAACTATTAAATCCTGAGAGACATATAATGACCCAGTAATTGTTTGACTACCTTGAAATATATTTGATCCCGTAGTTGCATAGCTTCCTGTTTTGCCTTCAATAGAATCCAATCTATTGTTTTGATTTAAATCGGTGGTGGCAATAGATGAAGATAAACTTCCAATACTAGAACTTAATCCAGACGTTGTTGTTGCAACAGAAGAACTTAATGAACTTATTGATAAAGTTAATCCCGATGTTGTTACCGCAATACTTGAACTTAGTTCGTTTGTTGTTGTAGCCACAGAAGAACTTAGTGAGCTTACAGAAAGGGTTAAACCACTTGTTGTTGTAGCAATACTAGAACTTAATCCATTTGTTGTTGTAGCTATAGAAGAACTTAACCCATTAATTGTTGTATCTATACTAG